GCCGCGCACCTGTTGCGTATACTCCAGGAATGCGCAACGTTAAGTGGGAACAGTTCTTAGATTTTGCAACAGGCGGAGATAAAGAGCTGCAGGATTGGATTCAACGTGCAGCGGGATACTCTCTAACTGGTCTACGTACATACGATGTTATGTTTTTGATCTACGGCCCTGCAGGCTCAGGTAAGAACACATTAGTTGAAGCTTTAGTTAAGTGTATGGGCACACAACAATATGCGTGGCCTTTAGACTCGTCAATCCTTGCACAAGGTGATGGACAGGCAAACGGATCAGATCTTTATCACTGGGCAGAGCTGCGCGGTCGTCGTATGGTATGGGTTGACGAACTACCAGAGTCTGAGCGTCTCAAGGAAAACTCAGTTAAGAAACTTACAGGCTCTTCTGAAATCTCTGCACGTTCACCTGGTGAGAAGCCATTTACGTTTTCATCGCGCGCAAAGCTCTGGGTAACAACAAATCACCGACCTATCATTAACGATGACGCGATGTGGCGTCGTATTCGTCCAGTTCCTTTGACAAACGTTCCTGAAAATCCAGACCCAGACCTAAAGCACTACATCTTTGATCCTGAAGGAGCCCTCCCAGCGGTTCTATCATGGGCAGTTGAGGGCGCGATTAAACTGCTTGGATCTTCCGCACGAGATGCGTTAGGCACATGTAAGGTTGTAACAGAGGCATCTGAAATCTATAGAAAGAACGAAGACCGTATCGGTATTTTCTTAAACGAAGAGACAAAGGAGTCTGAAGGAACTGTAGTCCCTATTAAGGCTCTGTACTCCGTGTATCGCGCGTGGTCCGAAGAGCGCGGTGAACGACCAATGACACAGATCGCATTCCAGCGTAAAATATCAGATCGTGGAATGACTGTAGTCGGTCTTGGTTCAAAAGCTGAAATTCAAGGTCGTGTACTTGTTCCGCGCGCTGTACAAACTGGCGAGGTCGATTGGGGTCTCGCTTCTCGATACTCTCGCGGTTAGGAAGATTTCATGCGCAAGCATAACACGACAAAAGGCGTTTTGCCTCTAGTACTTTTTATTATCGTAGCAAGCTCAACAGGAGCGTTTGCAGCAGACAAGGCAACAGAGTTTGCAACTGTTGATGCTGGAATTAAGGCGCTAAAGGTTGCGCCGGATGTTCGCACAGGTTACGCACGTTCATTATTTAAGCACTGGTCAGATCTCGATAAGAACGGCTGCAATACGCGCAACGACGTGATTATTCACGAGGCGCTTGTAAAGCCTAAGATTGACGCAGGATGCAAGATCGTCAAAGACACAGGCAAGTGGTACTCTGCTTATGACGGATTGACCGTTACAAATTTTTCTGGACTAGATGTTGATCATATGGTTCCTCTTGCCGAGGCTTGGGATTCAGGCGCTAACAAGTGGGACGCGGCAAAGCGTGAACAATACGCAAACGACATGGGCGATGAGAACGCGTTGATTGCTGTCACCGCGACCACGAATCGCTCGAAGTCAGATCAGGATCCAGCTGACTGGCTTCCTGCAAAAGACGTTTGCACATACGTTAAGAATTGGGTTCATGTAAAATTGCGTTGGTCACTTACAGTTGATGACAAAGAGCTCAAGGCAATTAAGGACGCAAACGCAAAGTGTCCTAAGGCAAAAATTTCAGTAGTAATCGTTAAGTAAATAAACTAGGAGAAAATAAAATGGCAGCAGCCCAAGGAACAGCCGCGCGTCTCATTGAGGTTGCGCTTGCTGAAGTAGGAACAGTAGAAGGGCCCAAAGAAAACGAAACGAAATACGGAGCATTTACTAAGGCTAATTTCTTAGCGTGGTGTGGTTCTTATGTTATGTGGTGCGCAAATCAAGCTGGAGTTAAGGTGCCTAACACCGTTTCAACAGTTGCAGGCGCAGACGGTTTTAAGAAAATGAAGCGCTGGTACGACAATGACGGAGTAAACACTCCAGAGCCTGGCGACATCGTGTACTTTGACTTCCCAGGAGACGGTGTAGACCGCATCTCGCACGTTGGAATTATCGTAAAGGATAACAAGGACGGCAGCATGACATGCCTAGAGGGTAACACCTCAGGTATTCCTAAGGGTGACCAGCGCAACGGCGGCGAAGTATGCAAAAAGATTCGCGCATACAAGAAAGGCGCTAAGCAAGGATTGCCTATGGCAGTTGTCGGTTGGGGTCGTCCAGACTATGCTGGATCTGCTGCTGCTCCAGTCGCAGTTAAAGAAGTGAAAGAAAAAGATACAACTGGAAAAGTTTATCCTGGAGAAACTATTGATCCCGGAGAATCTGGTATCCATGTAAAGACAATCCAAACAGCCTTAGAGATTAAACCTGCTGATGGAGTCTTTGGACCTGTCACTAAAAAAGCAGTAATTGCTCATCAAGGCGCAAAGAAACTTCCAAAAACTGGAATAGTTGACGCACGCACATGGAAGTCAATAACGGGCTTACCAGTAAAATAATAGTATACTAGACAGATAAAACCAGAGTCGTAGATATTACGGCTCTGGTTTTATTTTAACTTTTTCTTTTAAAGTTTTACTTATCTTATCTTTTATTTCTTGAGATACTATTTTACCTTTATGGGCGTCAGACATTTTTTTCTTCGTTTCTTCAGAGTGCTTTAACCTAGGCTTAGCGCTATTTTTTAAGCCGTCTGAAATCTTTTTCTTAGTCTCAGCAGTATGAGTAGTTCCTTTGTTCTTTGCAGGTTTACCTTTTAAAGATTCTGAAATTTTTAGTTTTTGCTCTTCTGAGAAGACCCTGCCCTTCTGCGAGTCAGACATATTCTTGCGATGTTCTTCTGAAAAAGTTTTACCTTTTAGTTTTGATGGTATTCCTTTCTTACCGTCCGAAAGTTTCTTGCGCGTCTCCTCGGAGTGTGTTCTACCTTTGCTAGCATTACTAATCTTCCTACGAGTCTCGGGCGTAGGGTTAAACCCGCCTTCGCCTCCGTCATTGCAATTGAGTAGTCTTGCAGAAGCTAACCTATAACTCATAATTAAACTACGCTCTAGATCTTGAGCTTCTTTTAAAGTCAAAGAATCTGCAATGGTTGTAAACGTAACTTGACCTTCATATTTTCTCATCCAGTCATAGACTGGCAGAGCAATACCTCTAGAAGAAGTGCTACAATGCCCATTAAACCGTTCTTTAGCCGTTCGCGTAGTCATTCCGACATAGCGGATATCCTCAGGGGAAGATATTAAGTGGAGGACGTAAACGCAAGCCATAAGAGGTTAATTATATACTATATAGAAAAAACTTGTCTAATTTCCTGCTAAGTAGACCTTTTAGGTATATAGTTATACTAGTTTTTGACGTCCCGGGAGAGAACGTCTAAAACATAGAGAGCCGGATAGCGCGAGTAATCGCGCGTCCGGCTCTATCTTTTCTTTTAAGACTACTGAATCTCTACCCAACTAGTTGTTGCCTCGTCCCACACGTACAACTTATCATCTGTAGGCATAGGAGCAGGCGCTTGCCATCTACATGTATCTTCATCAAGAATCCAAGACGCAAAAGGCTTAGGCATGATGAATGCATCTCTGTCTTCGTCATACGTAAAACCAATTCCCGCGTAATTTTTTCGCAAGGGAGTACCGTTTAATAAATGTTTCCCTGCAAAAGTATTGTAACTCGTTTTTATCCAACGCCCACCAAAGTTATCAATTAAAAATTGATAACCTTCATCAGCGTCATCATTGTTTCCTACTACGACATTTACAACAATGTTTTGTTCATTTATTTCTGCCCAATGTGACATCTAATTCTCCTTAACTAACATACTGAATAATTAAACGACCACCGCCGCCTTGACCACCATACTTTGAACTAGATGCTCTACCGCAACCGCCGCCACCTCCACCATAACCAGCAGGAGCATCACCACCATCTGTTTGATAAGTTCCACCAGCACCAGCATTAGAAGCCGCCGCAGGATTAGCAAATTCACCACCACCACCACCACCGCCGCCAATGTCAGAACCTAATAATGTCCTTGCCGCGCCTCCAGCGCCACCTGATTGGTAATAACCATTCAATCCAGGATTTCCGCCAGCACCGCCAGCACCACCGCCTCCACCCGCAGGCCAACCTGGACCTGGTGTGCCGTATTGATTTAGATTGCTAGCGCCTGAATTTCCATAATTTGTAAAGCCTGATTGGCTTTGATTAGAACCGCCAGCAGCCCATGTTGAGCCACCACCTCCGTTATAGCCTCCTGAGCCACCGCCTGAGCCACCTGTTACACCTGAAGCATTATCAATTGAACCGCCTTGGCCACCATAGCCACCGCCATTTGCATTATAGGTTGTACCAGCAATGGTAATTCTACTTTGCCCACCATAGTTAGCAGTTGCACCACTAGTTGTTTTAGCACCGCCAGCACCAATTACAAAAGTGATTGTGGAACTTGGAGTTACAGAAAAAGCAGAATTGTAAATAACACCGCCGCCACCACCACCGCCACCAGCAGCAGCATAAGCACCATTTGTACTTCCACCACTAGCACCTCCACCAACCATAGCAATTGCTAATGAGGTAACTCCTGCGGGTACTGTGAAACTTCCATCAGCAGTGTAACTTGAAGTTACCAATTGTGGAGCAGTTACAGAGTTTGAAGCAGATGATGCCGTTGAAGTTCCATTAGCATTTGTTGCCGTGACTGTAACTGTATAAGAAGTTCCGCCTGTTGCGGTGATACTGATTGGAGAAGCAGTATTTGTTCCCGTGATACTTCCGGGAGAAGTCGTTGCTGTATAAACAGAAACCGCCACTCCACCTGTGGCTCCCGGAGTGAATGCTGCCGATAGTGCACCAGCACTAGCACCCTTGCTGAGAATGCCGATAGTAGGTGCTTGTGGAACTGTTGTCGCAGTAATACTGTTTGAAGCGGAAGAAGCCGCCGAAGTACCTATCGCGTTTGTTGCAGTCACCGTAAATGTATATGCGGTAGCAGATTGCAATCCTGTCACCGTTAGAGGACTTGATGCACCCGAGGCGGTATAACCGCCTGGGCTCGATGTTATCGTATAGCTAGTAATTGGTAACTTAGAACTTGGCGCAGTGAACGTCACAGTCGCTGCGCCGTTGTTGTACGCACGACCTGTACCTACGTTAGTTGCAGTTCCAATAGTGGGCGCAACTGGTACTGATTTAGCGCCAGACGCGCTCGCTCCTAGAATTGGCATAGTGCTATTCTATCTTACTTTCCTTCGTCTGATTTTTGATCTAACACATATTTAATACTAGATGCGGACCATTTCCCGCCGTAGGCAGCTGGTATACTCTCCGCGTTGAGCTTCCTGGCTATGCCGTTCATCGACTCGCCATCTTCTCTTTCAGTGTATATACGATTTAATACTGCTTCTGGTATTCTTTTCTTAGGGCCAAGATCTACTCCCCAGACTTTTCCTTGCGAGCGTCTGTCAGAGTGAACGTCTTTCTGACGCTCGGAGATAATAGATCTTTCCATTTCAGCAAGAGCAGACATAATAGTCACAACAAAACGTGATTGATACGACGACGTATCGAGATTAAGATCAAGAAGAACTAGTCGCCAACCGTATTTTTGCGAATGGTCAATAATGGATAGGAAGTCCTGCGTTGAGCGAGATAGGCGATCTAGGCGGGTGACAAATAAGGCGTCTGCTTCTCCAGAAGCTAAGCGATTAAGCGTCTTCTTTAGCGCAGGTCGTCCAGATATAGACTTACCAGATCTACCTTCTTCTCTGACAAGCTCTGTCAGAGTGTAGCCTGCAAGCTCGGCTGCCTGCCTTAATGCACGTTCTTGTACATCTAAAGAAACACCATCTTGCACCTGCATAGACGTAGACACTCTAGCGTAAAGAAGCGCTATCTTGTCATCAAGTTCCATTGAGATATCATACTACAAATAGCTAGAAATGTGTAAAATACTGCATGTACATTTACTGCAGACATAATACTTTGTCCGTTCTAATGTACAATTTTTACAAACAAACAAGAGAACCAAACTGCTATTAAGGGTTAAAATAAAGGGTGTATGCTTTTAAGGCGTCTTCAAGCGGTATGAGAGGGTTTACTATTAACTATTAAATAGTAGTGTATCCGTAGTAAACGGTCTGCGATGCACCACTAGTGTTGGCAATTGTAAAATCAAATCTATTACTACTAGTTCCCGCATACGTAGCATCTGTACTAATTGTACCTGCTACTCCTTTAATCTGATTAGGTATGGCAGTTATTGAAATAGGACTTCCACCGCCCGTGTAATTCCAAGCGTACTGATAGCCTATTGCCGCTACATTAGTATTTGTCACAGTGGCTGTAGCATTCCAAACTATAATACCGTTAGGTATATTTCCCCTGACCCACATAGTGTATGTGCCACCACTTGGAACTGTAAAACTGTAGGTGTTAGTTCCTGTAGCAATAGTCCATGAGCCCGTGGTAGCAGCTGAACCAGTAGCGCCAGTTGCCCCAGTATTTCCTGTAATACTTGCGCCTGTTGCACCAGTTGCGCCGGTAGCACCAGTTGCACCTGTCATACCAGTTAATCCGGTAGAGCCAGTTGCTCCTGTTAAACCTGTTAAACCGGTCGCACCCGTAGCTCCAGTTAAGCCAGTCTTTCCTGTAGGCCCAATGTTACCGCCGACAGCCTCAACCCATACGCCGTCATAGTAAACATACACCGCGCCGTCATTTGCGTTAAACCACGCAGCTCCACTTACACCTGTCGGCGGTACAGCGTCAACGATAGAGAACTGTCCGTCGTACCCTGTCGCACCGGTTGAGCCTGTGTTGCCTGTTAAGCCTGTTGCTCCGGTGAGACCAGTTTGTCCAGTTGCTCCCACAGCTCCGGTAGATCCAGTTTGTCCAACTGCTCCCGTTGCTCCTGTGCTTCCCGTATAACCTGTAGATCCAGTTTGTCCATTTGCTCCTGTACTTCCTGTTACACCAGTTAAACCTGTTGCACCAGTTAAACCTGTTGCACCAGTTAGACCAGTTGCTCCTGTGAGCCCAGTTAATCCTGTCACACCTGTGTTACCAACTGCACCTGTAGCGCCAGTTAAACCTGTTGCTCCAGTAAGCCCCGTATTTCCAACGGCTCCTGTGTTGCCAGTAACTCCTTGTGAACCTTGTGGCCCGACGATTTGTCCGACGCTAGTCCATGCACTGCCATTCCAAACATATAGATCACCGTCTGCATCTACTATATACGCGTCATTGACAGCGTTACCACTAGCAGGCAAGTTAACAACTGCCGCAACACTTCCACGAACATTGATTGAAGTTCCCTGCGCGCCTGTATTTCCCTGCGCTCCTGTCGCTCCTGTCATACCAGTTGCGCCAGTTAATCCAGTCGCGCCTGTTAAACCGGTAGCGCCTGTTAATCCAGTAGCGCCAGTAGCTCCCGTTAGACCCGTTAGACCAGTTGCACCAGTTAAGCCTGTGCTACCAGTTAAGCCTGTTGCACCAGTTAGACCAGTTAGTCCAGCGGCTCCAGTGGGTCCTGTTCCTCCAGTAGCTCCGCTATTCCCTTGAGCACCCGTTGACCCGTTAGTACCAGTAGCGCCAGTAGCGCCGATACTGCCAGTGTTGCCCGTATTGCCTTGCGCACCTGTATCTCCTTTTGCTCCCGTTAATCCTGTTAGACCAGTTAAACCTGTGTTGCCTTGCGTTCCTGTGTTTCCTGTCGCGCCCGTTGCTCCGGTAGCTCCGGTAGGCGCTCCTGCCGGCCCTTGAGGACCGGTTGGTCCAGGCACGGTTGAATCTGCACCGGTAGGACCCGCGGGTCCCTGTGGACCTTGAAGGTTAGATACAACAACCTCTGTTTGAAGAACGCTTGTCTCAACAACGATGTCTGGTTGTGTTAATACGGTTACCGTTACAGGGGACAGCGAGGTCTCAACCGTAACATCACTCTCGGTGACAACCGTTACCGAGGTACTAGTCTCGGTAGTTTCTACTAGTGTATCTGGCTGTGGTGTAACAGTTACAGAGGTAGTGGGGTCACCGACCGAGACAATGCTCGTTGGGTCGGTCAATAGGTCACCTCGGATAGAACAGTGAAGGTGCCCTTTAGAAGACGAGTTACGGTGGTGTCAGGTGCAACGAGCTCAAGATCATAGACGTACTTTCCTGCTACAACCGCGGCCGTGGCCGAGGCTGAAATCGTCACCGCGATTGTTCCCGCTGCTCCGCCGAGGACGATACCTCCTGAAGGTGAGGTAAGAGAGATGATTTCATTCACCGCAGATGGACGACGGGAAGTATCGCGTACCTTAAGTCGAGCGGTGTATCCTGTTAGGTTGACCGCGTTAGAGCTGATCTTCCACGTGAAGGTTTGGGAAAATGTCGCACCTTGCTCAACCTTGATGTTATGAATTCCAGCAGACATATTACCCCTACCCT